GTAATCGAAGTGCCTGAATGGGGTGAAGATGATAAACCTCTAAGAATATTCAGTAAGCCATTGACGTTAGCTGAAACTTCTAAACTTTATAAAATGAGTAAAGAAGATGATTTAACGATGATGGCTTATGTTCTTATATATAAAGCACTGGACGAGAATGGAGACAAGTTATTTGATTTAGGTGATAAAAATGCCTTATTAAATAGCGTTGATAGAGAGATATTAGTAAGCGTTGCTACAAAAATCATGGGTCAAGAACCTATAGAGGAAACGAAAAAAAACTAATAAAGGATACTAATTTATATGTGCAATATGCACTAGCTGAAAAACTTGGAAAGACCTTAGAGGAACTCCAACAAATTAGTGTCCAAGAATATCAAGGATGGATAGCTTACCTAGAGTTAGCTGAAGAGAAGAGAAAACATGGCAACTGATTATAAAATACGAATTAAAGCAATAGACTCTACTAAGGCTGCTTTTGATAAAGTTACTAAAGGTCTTAAAGGTATTGGCTCAGTAGCTGGTAAGGCCAGTATGGGAGTTGCAAAAGTTGGTGTGGCTGCTACAGCTGCTGCTACTGCTTTAGCTGCTTTAGTCAAAGTCAATGTAGACTTCATGGATAAGCTAGGTAAAACAGCTTCTAAGCTAGGTATAGAAGTTGAGTTTTTACAAGCTATGCGATTTGCTGCAGAGCAAACAGGTGTAAAAGTAGAAGCTCTTGACATGGGTCTGCAAAGATTTATAAGAAGAGCTGCAGAAGCTGCTCAAGGTACAGGAGAATCTAAAAGAGCTTTTGAGCAACTAGGAATACAGCTAACTGATAATAATGGAAATTTAAGGGATGTTAGAGAAATACTATTTGATGTTGCTGATGGTCTAAAAAACACAACAAGTTCAGCAGAGCAAGTAAGATTAGCTTTTAAATTCTTTGATTCTGAAGGTGTCTCTTTGGTAAACACTTTAAAAGATGGTGCTGATGGTTTAAGAGAATTTGAACAACAAGCAGAAAATCTAGGACTAATTATAAGCAAACAAAGTATTGCAAAAGCTGAAATGTTTGCTAATTCAATAAATATACTCAAAAAACAAATAACAGCTATATCAGCCAATATAACTGCTGCATTCATTCCAGTTCTTGATGATGTTTCTGAGAGATTGCAAACAATATTAGCTGATATGAAAGGTGGTGATACTACCTTTGAAAACTTTGGTAAAGATTTGGCTGTTGGTATTCTTACATTTATGAGAACTGCATTTATAGGCTTTGTTGAGTTTATGAATGGCATAAAAAAACAAATAGCTGACTTTTCACAGACTAAAATTGGAAAAATGATTTTTCCTGAAATGGCAGATGAACAAGCAAAGTTAAGAGCAGACTTTAAAAAAACAGGTAAAGAGTTAGATAATCTAAATGCATTATTAGATAGACCTGATCTTTGGGATAGATATAAAGGCGGTGTATTTGAATTAGGTGCAACTATTGCAAATACTGAAAATGAATTAGAACTTATTAGATCACAAATTGAAGGCATAGACCCTGAAGATAATAGTTTTATAAAAGCATTTGATGCAATGATTGCTAAGGTTAAAGATTTTAATCTTGAGATAGATGACCCTAAAAAAGATGACCCATTAGGCACTAAAAAAATGTCTGAAGGAGTTTCAAAATTTAAAGACAGTCTAGGTGCAACTGATTTAGCTATTGAAAATCTAACAATAAACACAATGAAAAAGTTTGAAGATACTTTAATTGAAGGTCTTAAGAATGGTAAATTAGCATTTCAAGATTTTGCAAATTATGCAATAGAGCAGATGTTAAGGATAGCTTTACAAGAAGCAATAATAGCACCCATGACTGGTGGTGTAGAATCTTTCTTTAAGGGAATATTTGGCAAAAAAGCATTAGGTGGTGCAGTAAATGCAGGTAAACCTTACATGGTAGGTGAATCAGGAAGAGAGTTATTTATACCAAATCAAGGTGGGCAAATTGTTAGCAATCAAGATTTAAAGGGTGTAAATTCAACACAAGCAGCACCAGTAGTAAACTTCAACATATCAACAGTTGATGCTGCTGGATTTGACCAGTTATTATCATCAAGAAAAGGACTTATAACACAAATAATTAACAATGCCATGAATACTCAAGGCAAAATGGGGATAGTATAATGTCAGGAACTTTTCCAACAGACCCAAATTTTAGAGCCTTACAATTCAAAGACAATAGACCTATATTATTGAATCAAACTTTATCAGGCAAAAAGTCAGCAAGACAAATAGGTGCACAATACTTTTCCTTTACAGTGCAAATGCCACCAGTTGACCAATTAAAAGCACAGGAAATATTTGCATTTCTATCTAAACAAAAAGGTGGCTATGAAAACTTTGATATAACCGCACCATTAAACAACAAGGGTGTAAGTCATAGTGAAACTGATATTCTTGTTAATGGTGCAACTTCAGTAGGTGCAAGTGCTGTGCCTATGGATGGTTTTTCACATACGAATCATGCATTAAGAGCAGGTGACTTAATACAATTTGCAAGTCATTCAAAGGTTTATATGGTGCAGGATGAAGTAACTGCATCAGGCGGTGCTGCAACTGTTAATATCTTGCCTAACTTAGTATCTGCTCTAGCGGATAATGAAGCTGTAACTGTTAATAAACCTCTTTTTAAGGTTTATCTTGAAAATGATGAAATAATGTATTCAACAGATGCAAGTGGTTTTTACAGTATTTCATTTGATGTTAGAGAGGTTATTGAGTAATGCCAAGAAGCTTATCAACAGATTTACAAACACAAGTCTCAGCACAACAAACCAAAACAGCATTTCTTGTTGAATTAGGCTTATCTACAACGATAAGACTGACTGATTGGTATTCAGATGTTACTTATGATTCTAACTCTTATGAAGCTGGTGGTTCTTTTTTAACTGTAGATTCAGTTACAGAAACGGGACAATTGCAGATAGATGAAATCAATCTTGGTTTTTCAAATGTAACTGACCAAGTAAGAAGTTTAGTTCAAAGCGGTGCATTTACAGATAAAACAGTGGAGATATATTTAGCTTATTTTAATGAAAATGAAACTTTGGTAGGTGCTATAAATTATTTTACAGGGCAAATTAGAAGCATATCTATTTCAGAAAGTATAGATAATTCAATTATTTCTATGACTGTTGCTTCACATTGGGCAAATTGGAATTTAACAAAAGGTAGACATTATTCAGATGAATCTCAACAAGCAGAATATTCAGGTGATAGAGGTTTGGAATTTGCCACACAAGTAAAATCAGATGTAAGGTGGGGTTCATAAATGTTAAACGCTATTTTTAGTTTTTTTAGAGAGATTGGTGGTGCGGTAGTTTCGGCTTGGAATAATGCTAAGACCTTAGAAAGAATAAACATGGTCTTCATGGCTGTTACCACTGCTGTAGGTGTTAAAGGCTTCTTACAAGCAAGGCAAATGCTTTCCAAAGGCCAAGACATCATGGCTAATAAAACTGCTGCTGGTGGTAAGATACCAGTCATCTATGGAACAAGAAGAGTGGGTTGTCAGGTTGTTTACATGGATACAGCACAAAACAGGTCAAAGGACTTGTTTGTTGTTTATGCAATATCAGTTGGTGAATGTTCAGAGATTGTTCCATCATCAATAGAAATAGATGGCAATAGTATTCTTGATGGAAATATTTACAAAGGCGGTGGATATGTAGGTTCGGATAGAAATGGTCAAACTGGATTTAGTCATCATCAACCATTAAATACTGCATCTCAAGTTGGTGATGTTCAATACTCAAACGCAGGTACTTTAGGTACTAATCCAGCATTAAGATATTCTTTTGTATTTAACTTGCATCATGGTGCAGACAGTCAAACAGCAGACCCTATGCTAAGAGCATCCATACCTACTGAGTGGACTACAAATCATAAGTTAAATGGTATCTGTTACATAGCAGCAGCCTTTGATTACGATAAAAAGGGTATGTATAAAGGCGTACCACAAATAACAGTACAAGTTAAAGGTAAGAAAGTTTACGACCCAAGAGATACAGGTCAGACTTTTGGCGATGCTTCTACCTATCAATGGTCAAGCAATCCAGCTCTTTGTTTTCTTGATTACATTATTGATGATTCTTATGGTAAAGGTTTAGCAGAATCACAAATCAATATGACTACTATTGGTACTGCTGCTGATATATGTGACGTCAAAGTAGAACAACCTTACTATAATGATGATTATCAAGACGCTACTTGGAGTGGTGATTCAGGTGATGATTTTATTGTTATAAACGACAATTCTGATTGGTGGCAAAACAAAGTAGATGAGGTTATAGATATTAGAGATGCTAGTGATACTTTAATTTTTGATGGTGTAGATATTAAAGGCAATACACGTTATGAATTTTATGATGCTACTCAAGAGAATAGATTATATATAGATGATACTCTATCAAGCACCTACACAAATGAAGCTGGTAGTTTTAAAGCTAAAGTTAAAAGATTTCATTGCAATGGCTATATTGACACTAATAAAAATGTCATGGATAACGCTAAAGAATTACTTGCGAATATGCGAGGTATTCTTAATTACGTTAATGGTAAATATGAATTACAAATAGAAGATACAGGTACTTCTACATTTAGTATTACTGATGACCACATTATTGCTAATGCTGGTATATCAGTTGATTATGGTAATAAAGATAAAAAAGCAAACAAAGTTGTTGTAGAGTTTTTTAATGCAAATAAGAAATACGAACTAGATACAGCTACAGTTTTACATGATGCTACACCTGAATACTATTCAGATGATGGTGAAGTATTAGAAATAAAAGCTGAGTTCCCTTATGTAACAGACCCATATATTGCTTATAACATGGGTAAGGCTATTTTAACTAGAAGTAGAAATCAGACAACTATGCAGTTCTTAGGAACTCCTGAGATGTATAAATTGAATGTAGGGGATATTGTTGACCTTACCTATGCAGGACTTGGTTTCTCAGGCAAGGTATGCAGAGTAGAAGCATTAGAACTACAAGCAAATGGTCTTGTATCTGTTAGCTTGATTGAATATTTTGATGTCTATACATGGGAAGTACCAGCTCAAGAATCAGTTGAGATATTAGCCAAGATACCAACCATAGGTGCTTTAAAACCACCACAGGCAAACAGTATTGTATTTACAGATACTGATGCTTCAGCAATTAATAGACCTACTTTAACTTGGACTGAGCCAACTGATTTTCCAGTAAGACAATATAGAGTAGATGTAGTTGATAGTTCAGCTAACAATGTTTTTAGTAAAATAGTAGATACACCTTCAGTTGATTTGGCTTTCTTACCTAAAGGCTCTAACTATGAAGCTAGTATCACAGCTTTCAATGGTGTTGGAATTGAATCTAACGCATCTACTAAAACATTCACCATTGCAGATGACCCAGTAAAAACAACTGAAGTAGAAATGAATGGGGTAACTATGTCAACAGTTGAAACTTATGGAACTGTATCAGGTAAAACAGGCAACTATGTAAATTTTACAAACAAAGTTAATTTTGAACAAATAGCTGAATTTCAAGATGGTTTACTTGTAGATGGCGGTAATGTTCAATTTGAAAATCAAGTTACTTTTGTAGATGGTTTTGTTGGTCAAGGTATTTTTGATATTGGTCAAGGTGCAATAGAGTTTAGCTCTTACACACCATCACCAACAACAGATAGATTATATAGAGTAGGCAGTGCTTTACATTATAGCGGTGAAGAGCTAGGTAGAGTATCTAATGGCACACCATCTTCAGCCACTGCTACTGGTACTACAGGTGAAATACAATGGGATGCAAACTACATCTATGTATGCATCGCAACAAACACATGGAAGAGGGTAGCGATTAGCACATGGTAATAGTAAACTAATAAGACACAGAGATTTAATATGGCACAACACGATTACAACTTAGCAAACCAATCAGGGGCAGATTTTAGAGCAGATTTAAACAATGCTTTATCTGCTATAGTAACAGTCAATAGCGGTGCTACAGCACCTTCTACTACCTTTGCACATCAATTATGGGTAGATACTTCAAGTAATGTTTTAAAAATAAGAAATGCAGCTAATGATGCTTGGGTTACAACTGGTCTAAGTATTACAGCAGATAATACATTTGATATTAATGGCGGTACTATTAATGGAATAACAGCACTTAGTTTCTCAACAGGTGCTAATGTTACTAGTATTTTAGATGAAGATAACTTAGGTTCTGATTCTGCTACTGCTTTAGCAACTCAACAATCAATCAAGGCTTATGTAGATAGCCAAGTAGGTAGTGTAGATACACTAGCTGAAATACTTTTAAATGGTAATACTACAGGCGGTACTGATATAGCTTTTGGCGATAATGATAAAGCCATATTCGGTACAGGCTCAGATTTAGAAATCTACCATGATGGTAGTCATAGTTATATAGATGATGCAGGGGTAGGAGATTTAGTTCTTCGTGGCAACAACCAAGTTTTAATTAGAGACAAAGCCACTAACGATGTAATGGTAAACTGTCGTAGTGGGCAGTTTGTAAAACTATATTACAACAATGCAGAAAAACTAGCCACAACCTCAACAGGCATAGACGTAACAGGAGAGGTAGAGTCAGACACAGCACATTTTGGAACAGGCACAGGAACAGGAACAATAATTGCTGATGAGGTAGTAGTTTCGGGTACAGGTTCTACAGGTATTACTATCCATTCCCCTGATGCAAATAATGCTACTCTTGTTTTTGGTTCAACAACCGACAATGACTATGCTTACATACAAGGTTATTACAACTCAGGCTCTCCTTTTATTCGTACTTCAATTTCAGGTTCTGAAGTAACAAAAGTAACCAGTTCAGGTCTAGACGTAACAGGAACAGTTACAAGTGATGGGTTGACTGTAGATGGAACTACTTTCAACTTTAATAAAACAACTAGTGGTTTAGGCGGTATTTATTTTAATGATGCTTCAAATAATGGAAGTGCTGTTTTATCAAATGGCTCAAATGCACAGGCATTACGTTTATGGACTGACAGAACTGATGCTTCTAATTTTGGTTATCTTGAAGTTGTAGATGGTGCTTCAGCTAAAAGATTATTATTAGTTGATGATTCAGGAGACATCTCCTTCTATGACGATACAGGCACATCACAAAACCTAAAATGGGATGCAAGTGCTGATACTTTAAATTTTGTTGATAATGCAAAAGCTCAGTTTGGTGCAGGTAATGATTTACAGATTTATCACACAGGCTCACATTCTTAT